ATGCCAGTATCATTATTTGAGCCACGTACCATGCTTGAAATGGTGAACTCTGAGTTCCGCGCTCGTTCATTCTTACGTGACCGTTATTTTTCAAACAAGAAAACCTTCAATACACCAACTGTAGATATTGATATTAAGGGACCAGGTAAGCGCAAGCTTGCACCTTTTGTAAGTCCTCGCATTGGTGGCACTTTAGATTTACGTAATGGATATAAGACCACTACTTATAAGCCTGCATTTATTGCCCCTTACCGTGTATGCACTGCAGAGGATGCTCTTCAGCGTTTACCTGGTGAGCATTTATATTCAGGCCGTTCTCCTGAGGAAAGAGCTGCATCTATTCTTGCAGAAGATCTGAATGAGATGGATAAGGAAATCACACGTACTGAGGAAGTTATGTGTGCTCAGGCCTTAACCACCGGTAAGATTGTTATTAAGGGTGAAGGTGTTGATGATCAGGTTGACTTTTGGGCAGATTTAGCTTCAGCAGATAAGCCACAGTCAACTGTTTCTACTCTATGGACTGCTTCAGGCGCTGATCCTCTTGGTGATTTACGTGCTGTTTGCAGAACCATTTCTCAGAAGTCTGGTTTAACTCCAGTAGAGGTTGTTGCCGGTTCTAAGGCTGTTGATGCAATGTTAACCGCTCTGAAGGGAGATAACACTGCATTAAATTCTCGCCGTATCGACTTAGGTCAGATCGATCCACATGAGTTAGAGGACGGTGTTCAGTATGTTGGTGCTTTACGTTTACCAAACCTGGATGTATTCACCTATGATGAAACCTACTATGATGAGGCAACTTCAACCAATAAGGCAATGATTCCTGAGGACTCTGTTCTGATTGCCTGCCGTGGCGTAAGAACTACACGTGCTTATGGTGTTGTTGATGTTGTTAACGACAAAGAGAACAAAGTTGAGTTTGTTGAGGGTGATCGTGTACCTCTATCATGGGTACAGCGTTCAAACCCTGCAGGCCGTATTGTTCAGATTAAGTCTGCACCTCTGATGATCGTTAATGAGCCTCTAGGCTTCTACATCTTAAAGGTAACTAACTAATGGACGTAAGACTAAAGTCTAATGTTCTACACAAAGGGGTAGTTCTTGAAATAGGAACTACCTTTTCTTTATCTGATAAGGAAGCATCAGATTGGATTGAGCGCGGTCTTGCTGAAAAGATTGTGCTTGATAACAAAAAGGTAGAACAGACTGAAACTGAAAAAGCTTCTGAACCAAATAAAGGGCGCAGTAAAAAATGAATCTGAAACAGACTTTCAAAAAAGATTTAGACACCTTTATCAATGATGGTGAATTTGCTGATTGCTGGACTATAAACGGTAAAAGCGTAAAAGCGGTTATTGATAATTCTGTTGTAAATACTTTTGAGAAAGCTCAGATTCAGGGTGTTTTTAAAGCTACTGCAGTGGTTTATATCAGGCAGGGCGATCTCCATCCTCTGCCCCTTGTAAATTCAACAGTAACCATTAACAAACTGCATTATATCTGCAGAGATGTGCAGGTAGAGCAGGGAGTTGACATCTTAACGCTAGAACAGATGGATCAGTAATATGGGAAATGATTTTATTCGTTTGGATGAAGATTCCATTGCTCATATGACATCCTATCTTAAAGCTATGCCTCAGGCTATTCCTAAAGCTATTGCAAGGGCAATGAACAGAGCAATCAGTTCTGCTAAGACTGAGGCATCACGCGCTCTAAGAACTAAATATACTCTAAAGGCTTCTACCATCAATGAAACAATGAGTTTGGTCAGAGCAAAGCCAAACAGTCTGGTGGCAGAATTAAAAAGCCGATCATATACTGCAAGTTTACCTCTCAACCGTTACAAGGTTAAACCAAAAAGAGATACAACCGGTTCTCCTCATAGAGCTGTAACGATTGAAAAAATCAAGGGCAAGCCTATCAAATTAGATAAAGGCTTTGTATGGAACGGAAATGTGTTTAGCCGTGATGGAGATGAACGTTTGCCAATCATTAAACAAACTGGCCCTACAGTTCCTCAGTTATTGAATTCTGAAAAAATCTTACCTCAGATTCAGGAAAATGCTCAACAGTCATTCGAAAAGCGTTTAAGTCATGAAGTTGATGCACTTCTAAAAGGAAATGTTAAATGATTGCATTGAATTGTAATAAGGCCTTAATTGAGCTGGTCAAAGAGGCAGTAGAAGATTTTAGACTGTCTGCGCCGCCTAGACAGACAGAAAGAATACCAGGTAGCTTATTTGAAGAAAATACTCCTGAATTTGCAGAAGATCCTGAAGCATTACATGAAATTGCAGTGCATGACGGATGGTTGCCTAACAAAGATGCTGCAACTCCTGCAGATTATCCATTTGTGACAGTAAGACCCAGTGAGGCTACTGTTGATAATGGTATTACACAGTTAACTATAGAAATTGTGGTAGGAACCTTTTCTCGTGATGAGGATGCTTACCATGACACCTCAAATGTAGCTCAACGCATTCTGATGCGCTTAGCTCAGCTTAAAGATAATTTGCTTGATCGGAAATATGAGCGCATAGGCTCAATGAAATGGTCAATGCCCTTTGAGCAGGAGCAACCTTTTTTTATGATCGTGCTAACTACAAATTGGCACATTTACTCAAGTCAATTTGAATCATCTATCTAGTGAGGATAAGCAAGATGGCAAAAAAAACAGATGCTGTTACCACAGCAATTAAAGACGTTACATGGCCACGTATCTATGTTGGCCCTTCAATTCCAAAAGGCTATTTCAAGTCCAATATGGTATTTGCCGACGGGCTGGGGACTGTAGCAAGGGAACTTGTTGAAAAATATCCAATATTAAATACTTTAATTGTTCCTACAAAGGATTATGTTAAGGCTCTTTCAGAGGTTAACAAGGTAGGCTCAAGATTACACGGCGCTTACAAAAAGGCCCTTGAGATCAAAGGAGAATAAGAATGGCAAATTACAAGCATGGCGTTTATATTTCTGAAACTGGAACCTCTTTGATTCCTACTGTCAGGGTTGAAAGTGCACTTCCTTTTATAGTTGGTACTGCACCTATCAATCAGATTGAAGCGGGTTCAAGAAAGGTTAATGAACCAGTTCTAATCAATTCATATGCTGAAGCTGTTAAGTATTTTGGCTTTGAGGCAGCTCAGGTATTTAATGATAAGGGTGATAAGAAATTTGCTCATGGTCTTTGTGAATTCATGTATGCAAACTTCAATTTCTATGGCATTGTGCCTTGCATTTTTGTTAACGTCTTAGATCCTAGTGTTCATAAGTCAGAGGTTACAGCTCAGACTGTTACCATTAAAGATGCTTCTGGAACATTAAAGGTCTTAGGTGTATTAGCTGAAAGTATTGTTGTAACAAACGGCCAGACAGGTGATGATCTTGTTACTTATGTTGCAGGCACCGATTATGAAACAGCTTTTGATGAGAATGGTTATCTTGTAATCAACTGGATTGGTTCAGACCTTCCTTCAGATGTCAGTGTATCAGGGTACAAGATTGATCCTTCACTTGTAACTAAGGCAGACATTATCGGCGGTATCAATGCATCTACCGGTAAGCGTAAAGGCTTAGAGTTAATCAATGATGTTTATCCTAAGTTTAGAGTTGTTCCTACCTTAGTGCTTGCCCCTGGTTATTCATCAGATCCTGAAGTTGCTGCAATTATGGCAGCAAAAGCTGTTCTGATTAACGGTAACTTTAGAGCAATGGCATTATGTGATGCTCCTGCAAATGAGAATGTTCAGGTTTATTCTTCTGTTCCTTCATGGAAAAATCAGAATAATCTTGTATTAACTCAGCAGATTTTATGTTGGCCAATGGTTCGTAATACAGAAACTTTGTATCATGCATCAGTTCATATGGCAGGTGTTATTGGTGTTACTGATAATGCTTACGGTGGTGTTCCTTATTGTTCTCCTTCAAATAAGAATGCATCTATTACCGGTTTATGTCTGGAAGATGGTTCTGAAGTTGTATTTGGCAATGAGGAAGCAAATTATCTGAATGGTCAGGGTATTGTTACATTCTTGAACTTTAATCAGGGATGGACTATCTGGGGCAATAGAACATGCTGTTATCCAGGTGTAACCGATCCAAAGGATGCATTCATTCCAGTAAGAAGAATGTTCCAGTGGGTAGGTAATACTATCATCCTGACAATCTTCCAGAAGGTTGATGAACCAGGCAACCGACGTTTAATTGAAACAATCGTAAATTCATTGAACGTCTGGTTAAATTCACTTGTAGCAAGACAGCAGTTATTAGGTGCACGTGTGCTATTCCGTGAGGAAGATAATCCTACAACTGAGTTAATGGATGGTATCTATCATTTCAAGGTATTCATGACTCCACCTTCACCTGCTGAAGATCTTGAGTTCAATCTTGAGATTGATACCGGCTACTATGACACCTTGTTTGGTTAAGATTTTTTAAGTCCGTCTTTTTAGACGGATTTATTGTTTAAGAGGATTACAAAAATGGCAGAAAATGCTTTAACTCCAGATAAGACAATCAATTATCGCGTTTACAAAGATGGCAATAATCAGCTAGGTATTGCAACCGTTGATCTTCCTGATTTGTCTTATATGACTGATACCATCAGCGGTGCAGGTATTGCAGGTGAAATTGATTCTGCAGTAATTGGCCATATTCAGTCAATGTCTCTAACAATCAATTGGCGCTCAGTAACAACTCAGGCTTTAGAGCTGTTATCAACTAAGGGAGCAGATCTGATTTTCAGAGGTTCTCAGCAGTTCCTGGATAATGCAACCAATTCACTTGTTGCAAAGGGTGTAAAGGTAACTGTTAAGACTTTACCTAAGACTGTAGGTTTAGGTTCACTTGAGGTTGGTGCTTCTTCTGGTACAACTTCAGAACTTGAAGTTACCTATATGAAGATTGAAATTGATGATACAGAGACAGTTGAGATTGATAAGCTGAACTTTATCTGCAAGATTAACGGCACTGATTTGCTTGCTGATGTAAGAACTCAGATTGGTATGTAAGGAGATTTCGTATGTTTGTTACATTTGCTAAAGCTGTTAAGTTTGAAGGTAAAGAATACAAAGATGTAGAGCTGAAGCTTGAAGATTTATCAGGCGCTGATCTGAAGCAGTTGATTAATGATTATGCTCGCATGAAGAAAATCACTAATCCAGTAATGAGAACAGTGACTGTGATCTGTTGGGATGATAGCTTTGATTTGTTTGTTGCTTCAAAGCGTTCAGAACAGCCAATAGAATTCTTTGAGAAGTTACCAGTATCTGAATATATGCAGGTAATTGGTGCAGTTCAGGCTTTTTTCAACAGCTCGGCATTGGAAGCTCAAGCGATCTAAATGACTTTCTGAAACAGTACCGCAAAGGGGTGATGTCGTTGGCCACCTCTTTGCAGTCTCCTTTCTTTGATTTATTCAACGCGCCAATGTCGGATGTTCAGGAACTTGCAGAAGAGTATCTTGAACAACAAAAGAGCATTTCACAACATCAAAAACAGCAGAAATATCCAGGAGCAAGAAGATGAGCAATAACAGATTATTAGATTTTGCACTGACTTTTGCTGCTAAAATCGATCCTTCCTTAACGCGTGCTTTTAAAGCTACAACCGCCAGTCTTGACCATCTTAATAAATCTATCAATGCAACTGAGCTTCAAAAGAAGCAGTTAGATCAGATTTTTTCTCAGCAAAGAGCAACTTTAACTGCAGCTCAGAATTTTGCAAAGATGAAAGAGCGTTTAGAAAGTTTAGGCGCTCAGATGCAGGCAAGCAAACGTCCTAATGCTGAATTGGTTGCAGAATATGCTAAACAGCAGTTGGCAGTTAAAAGAGCCTCATCTGCCCTTGAGGAAGAGAAAGCAACCTTACAGCGATTAAAAGCAGAAAGCGGTCTTGCCGGTAAAAGTCTGCAGGAATTAACTCAGAGACAGAAAGAATTAGAAAATGCATCACGTAGCGCTCAGAGGATGGCTTCTCTTAACCAGAAGATAGAATCTGCTCAGGCTTCGAAATCTTCTTATGGTGCACAATTTGCTATTGGAGCAGGTCAGATGATGCTGCTTAAATCAATGGCTTCAACTTTCACTGCACCAATCAAGTTAGGCATGGAATTTGATAAAACCATGGCCAGAGTTGGAGCTGTTTCTAATGCTACTGCAGAAGATTTAGGCCGTTTACGTGATAAGGCACGTGAATTAGGCGCATCAACTGTATTCTCAGCTTCTCAGGCTGCAGAAGGTATGACATATCTTGCAATGGCAGGCTTTAAGACAGAAGACATGCTCAAAGCTATGCCAGGAATGTTAAACCTTGCTTCTGCAGGTCAGGTTGATTTGGCCAGTGCTTCAGACATTGCAGCTTCAATGCTGAATGGTTTTGGACTTGAAGCAAGTCAGATTAATCGAGTTGCTGATACTATGGTTAACACCTTTGCTAATTCCTCAACAGATCTGCAGGGATTAGGTGAAACCATGAAATATGTAGCACCGGTTGCAGCATCTATGGGTGTTGACCTTGAAACGGTTGCTGCAATGGCCGGTAAGCTTGGTGATAATGCAATTCGTGGTTCTCAGGCAGGTACAGCAATGCGCGCTGTATTTACACGCTTAGTTGCCCCTGCTACTGAAGGCCAGAAGGCTTTATACGCTTTGGGTGTATCTGTAAAGGATGCAGAAGGCAATGTAAGGTCAATGCCAGATGTATTAAAGGACATTGGCACTGCACTGCAGAAATTACCTCAGGCAGCTCAGGCAGCAATCAAGAAAGATATATTTGGTCAGGAAGCAATGTCTGCAGCAGGTATTCTGATGAATAATGCTGTAGATGGTACACTGCAGAACTTCATTGAAAAGGTGCATGAAGCAGGATCTGCAGAGCGCGTAGCAATTCAGCAGACTAACAATTTAGATGGTGAACTTGCTTCCTTAAATTCAGCTTATGAAGAAACTCAGTTAATTCTTTCTGAGGCTGTTACTCCTGCTATCAGAAAATGCACTGTATGGCTGACTAAAGGTGTTGGTGTTGTTGGTTCTTTTGCAAAGAAACATGAAACCTTGTTGAAGGTTCTTGTCGCTGTTGGTGGTTCAATTGGCGGTATTATCGCAATGATGGCTGCCTTCAATATGGCATGGGGCGGTGCAGGCTATATCATCATGACTGCAGTCTCAGGAGCTTTAAAGCTCTGGAAAGGTTTAATACTGCTAAAGAATGCAATACTCTTTGCTAAGTCGGCTATGCTTGTATTCAACGCGGTATTGTTGGCTAACCCTATTATGTTGATAATCGCTGCAGTTGCAGCTCTGATTGCAATTGGTGTTCTGCTTTATAAGAACTGGGATGTTATCAAAGAGAAAGCTTCAGCTTTATGGTCTTGGTTCTCTGAAAAATGCCCATGGCTTGCTAATGTATTCACTTCTGCTTTTAATGGCATTGTAGAAATAGTTTCAAGTGTATGGAACAGAATCAAATATCACTTCACTCAGATTATTGATTTTGTTAAAAACATCTTTTCTGGAGAATGGAGCGCAGCCTGGGAGAATGTAAAAAACATATTTGCTAATGTGTTTGGTGGCTTGGTAGGACTAGCTAAAGCGCCTATCAATGCAATAATTTCTCTTATCAATAAGGCATTCTCTGCAATAGGTTCTGTATCAGTATCAATACCTGATTGGGTTCCTGGAATGGGTGGCCAAACCTTTAGTTTTGAAATGCCTCAGATTCCAATGTTGGCCAATGGTGGTATTATTACCAAACCTACATTAGCAATGATAGGTGAGGGTGCAGAAGATGAAGCTGTATTGCCTATATCTAAACTGAAAAACTTTATAAATGAGCAGAATATTGTTGTAGATTTTTCTATTGATAAGTTTAAATCATTATTTGAGCGTTATCAGACAGCATCTACAAAACAAAATATTCAACCACCTCAAGTAAACGTAAATCTTCCTGCCAGTGATAATACTTCTAAAGTTGAGGTTATTTTCCCTTTAGAAAAATTGGACTCTTTGCTTAAGCGTTCTTTTAATAACGGAGATGTTTTACTAACCCCTTCTCTTAATAAAGAATTTGAGCGGGAACAACCCGAGCAACTCCCTCTCGGTAAACTTGATTCATTATTAAATAACGGGGATAGCATTTATAACACCACAAATAATAGCAAAACTTCTGCGATTACGATTAATTTCAATCCTACTATCAATGTTACAACTGATGGTAAGAGTGGTGATGCTTATGACCAGATAAGAAGAGCACTTGCTGAAGGCAGTTCTAACTTCCAGAAGCAGATTGAACAGTATTTTGCTCAGAGGAGCCGTTTGAGCTATGAGTAAAACTTATACAACAGTTCAGGGTGATACCTGGGATGGTATCGCCTATAAAGTCTTAGGAGATGAAAAGCACCTCACAGCGCTGATGAATTTGAATTTCAAATATCGTGAGTATGTAATTT